GCACTAAAAAATGAGTCATAAGCTATTCCATTGCTAAACGGCGAATGATTGTTGCCACCAGCTGACTGAGACCTAAAATCATGCGCGCCCGGATTATCTGTAAGCTGCCTAAAGACAAAAATACCAGTGGCACTTGTGAGACCATTAAAAGTCGCGCTGATTGGCAAAAACTGATTTTGATTTGACTGACTTACTGTTGCTCGTCCGTTCTGTGTCTCTATCACCCCTGCATTCACAATGCGCGGCTGGTTGCCTGCCGTCGTCTGCACGGCATTGCGACCACTGCCCGACTGGTCATACGAAATGGTATCAAAGCCGCTGCCAGAGCCGACAAAAGTAAGAAGGGCGGCAGTGTCCAGATCACCGCTGGCGGTGAAGCCGATATTGGCCTCGGCGTTGTCGCTTGACCTGCGCACACGACAAGCCAAAGATGCAGCCGAGCGCACTTGGCGCAGGCTGTATGCCGCAGCAGCTGCAATACCGAGCTGGTCGAGGATGGGCACAACGCCAAGACGCCTGCCGCTGCCGATTGAAAACAGCCGTGTCGCGCGTTGCCGCATTACACCAGCTCCGTGATGCGGATAGACCCAGCCGTTGTTTCTTGCAGCACTGAAATCGCGGTGCTGGCGGGCACGTCAAAATCAATACGCTCACCTGCCCCGACATAGTGGCTTGTGGCCGTGGCCGTGCCCGAAATCGAATACCACGTACCCTGCGTTGCAAACATTGACACCCGCCGACAAGTCGTGGTCAGAGTGATGTTGGCTGCTGTGCCAGACGTAGCCTGCACACGGGGGACGCCGGGCGTACCAAGCGTGTCCACGGGCAGGAGGCCCGGAATTGCTTGCGATGGAATCTTGGTGTTCAAAGCCGCCAGCGTGGCCTCGGTTGCCGCGCCAGTTGGCAAAGGTAGGGCTGCGGCAGATACGGGAACCGGCACCCCGCCGGTAATCCCTTGCACGGCCTGCGCAAGTGTTCCGTTGACACCTGCAGCGGTGATGGACCCTGAGCTGCCACTACCGCCAGAAGCCGTGTAGGGTTCGCCCGTATCAGGGTTTACCAACGTGACAAACGCAGCGTTGTACTTGGCTTTCCATGCGGAAGACCGGCCCGTTAAAAAATCGACCAATGGGGCAAACATATCTTCTCCCTAAACAGGGGCCGAAGCCCCCGAGATCAATTAAGCTGCAACAGCACCATTCAATGCAACGATGGCCCAGCCAGCAGCGGTGTACACCAACATGGCCGACTCGCCGACGCCAGTGAAAGTAATGGTCGAGAAACCAATCTTGGTGGTGGGTGTCAAAACAGCGGAGCCGCCATCCACAACGTGGGTGATGATCTTCAACTCACCAACCGAACCGTTGGCCAGTGTCAGGGCTTGTGCAGCGCCTGTGGTGGTCAAAGCGGTGAATGCGTTGGTGATGTCAACTGCGCCCGCGCCAGACAAAGACTGGGTGGCCAGAACCACGTCGTTGCCAAATGTAGCACCGACTGTTACTGCGCCAGTAGTGGCGTTTGTGGAAACAGTTTGAAAGCCGTTCTGCGAGCGAACTGGGCCGGAGAATGTGGTGTTTGCCATGATGATTCCTCACATGCGAGTTGAGGCGTATCTGTCTGCATGTCGTCGGCCCGGAGCCGTCAGATACACCGGATAATTCCGGGAGTTGGGGCAATATATCACTGGTCTGTGGTGTGGTCAACATATTTGAAAGACCAGCCTTTTAAAGGCCCCCGACTTAGTGGTTGGCCGGACTTCAACGCCCGGTTCACGGTGGGGGGTTTGATGTCCAACTCCTCGCGCAGCTTGGCAATGCTGGGGAATACTTCTTTGCGGCCTTCGTTGTCCGTGACCTCTACCGCCCTGCTTACCTTGGCCCCGTGGTCCGGCCGTTTCTTGCCGAACCAGAAGTTGCCTTCACCCATCAGAGTGGCGCTGATCTTGGCCCTGACCTCGGCGGATTTGGGTTTGCCCAACAGGTGTTGTCGAATAAGCTCTTTGGATTCTGGGGTATGCGCCTTACCGGCCCAACTCTGAGCGGCAAGCTCTTCAGGTGTCCGTTTACGGCCCCACGTCGGGCTTTTTTCCCCACTCCATCCGAGCGTCGGAGCCATGGCCTCAACACCAATGTTGTAACAGTGTTCTTTGCCAACATGCTCCTTAAGCCACACGTTTTCTGCTGCAAGCAAGTCAGCGTCGTCGGACAGCGCCTCCACCACGACAAACACAAACGCCTCCTCGCCGTACTTCAACCACGCCGCCTGCAAGTGCCTGTTGTTGTGTCTGCCGTTTCGCAACTCTGAGAAGTGCCGGGACTTGCGCCGCTTTAGGTCAACCGCGCTCCCCACATAGAACTTGTTGTTGACGACGTTGATGATTTTGTAAATACCTCGGGCCATACTTTTCTCCTTTGCCCGAATTGTACCCTAAACTTAACCAGTAACACAACACCCAAAATAAAAGGGGGCCGAAGCCCCCTTTTTAGATACCTAAGTATCAGTTAGAGCCGCTAGAGCCCCAGATTCCGAGTGGGTCACTCCAGCCAAAGCTGTAGCGCTCGCGGGCTTTGTACCTTACGTTACCCGTATCGAAGTCACCATCCATGGAAGTGGACAGAGCGGTACGCTCGAAGTGCTTCAGACCGTTCGGAACGTCTGTGGTCAGGAACCAAGCGTTGTTGTCGGTCAAGAAGTTGTTGACGGTGTAACCACCAGAGATGGTGCCCATCTGCTTCAACGCGTTGATGTCGTTGTCAGCAGTGCCAACACGCAGTTCGGTGTCCAGCAAACGCTTGGCAACGAACATCAGTGATGGAGGGATGATCAACTTGACTGGTTTGGCAGCGATCAACAGACCACGTTCATCAGTCCAAGCAGCGATCTGGATGGTAGCGTTTTCCAACGATGTCTCGTTCAAGTCAACGCCAGTGGTTGGGCTGTTGTAGTTCACACCACCGCCAACCAAAGGATGACCAACGCGAGTGCCGCTGGAGTTGTTACCGAACAGAGACACGCCGTCGCCGCCCAGAGCTGTACCGGCAAAGCCGGTGTTCAGCACGGATGCAGCTTTGACTTGCTTGGTGTAAGCCATACCGCGAGCCAGCGCCTTGGTGTAACGGGCAGACAGACTGTCGTACAGGTTGTCTTCCACAGCTTCTTCCGTGATGGAGAAGCCCAGCGCGATGGTTTCGTGGGTGTAGCGTGCAGTGAAGGCTTCCTGCGCGTTGTCGTAAGCGATGGCGGAGCCTTCGTTCTTGACAGGAGCAGCGCCAAAACCGGACAGCTTGGTCTCTTCTTCAAAGCTACGCTCAGATTTCTCTGTTTCGTAGATTTCTTTGTGTTGCTCGCCGTAGCGTGCATATTCCAAACCGAACAAAGCGTTCAGACCGGGGAGCAGCTCTTTGAGCAGTTGTGCGCGTGAAATTGCCATGGTGAATTACTCCTTACAGGCCAACGGCGTTGGTGTAGCTGTGATAGCCGGGGTTGATCTTCACAAACACGTCAGTGAATGCGTCGCCAACAACTGAGAAGCCGACCGAATTGGGGAAACCAATAATACGGAAAGCGGCCGTAGTTGTCACGGCAGAAGAGCCCGCCACAACGGAAGCAGTGGAGTTACCAGTAGTTGTGCTACCAGTGGCCACAGCGCCAGTTGAGAAGAACACGTTTGAGCCCAGAGCGGCTTGTGTCACTTGACCAGCGGACTGGACTTGGAACACGACATCCGGATCATCAATCACCTGCGCAGTCACCACGCCGGTTGTGCCGGTGGGGTAGTACTGAGAGAAGATTTGCTGACCTTGAGCGTTCACGAACGAGCAGCCAACGAACACACCAACGATACCGGTGTTGGCAGTGCCAACAGGGAAACCGTTTGTAGTTGCATCAGCGCCAGTAGCGGTTGCTACAGCCAGATAGCCGTTTGCGTTCACGTACACGGGCGAGCCGTTGTAAATGTTCGCGGCTGTACCGGCTGGGTCGATCAAGAAAGTGCGAGTGCTTCCAGCGTATGGAAGACCGCCGATCTCGTTTACGGCACGCAGGCCGTAGGGAGAAGCAGTAGATGCCATTTAAGGACTCCTAAATTTACTTTGAACCAGAACCAAAACCACCACCGCGACTGGTCGATGACTTGCGGTCAGCGAAAAGCGGCATGCGGGGGTCATTGTTTCGCATGAAACTGTTATCCACAGATTCCATCTGGGCCTGAGCTTGTTTGGCGTAATACTCATCACGGGCTTGCGCACGTTCACGGGGCATCTTGCAGAGCATGAGACCGCCGAGTTCGACGTTGCCAGTTTTCGCATTACCCTCCAGCATCAGTTCCGGATGGTCCACTGCTTTTACCGGCTCCCAACCTTCACGCATCTTGGTAGACACGTTCGTGTTTTGGGCTTCACCAAGAACGTGTGTCGCAATCCAGCGATAAACCATTCCGGGTTCAGGTGTCGGGTCGGGCAGTGCGCTCGCAGGTGTATACACGTAGCGAGTAGTTTTATCGCGTGCCTCAAGTGCACGAGGGTTCCGGTTAATTGTTTCAGCCATTCGATTTCTCCAGTTTTGCTACTTCAGCAGCGTATTGCTGCGGGGTCAGTCCGTACTTTTTTGCCAACGCAACTTGCGTAGGACTTAGCTGAACTTTTCGAGCTCCAGTCGAACGAGTCGCCGGTGCCACGACAGAAGCAGGTCGTCGGGAGCCATCGCCGGATTTTGGCCGGTCTTCATTTCCGAACACGTCCGGGAATGTTGACTTCATGCGAGAGTCGATTCTCTCGAAGTATTCGTCAGAGCGGGGGTCTAATCCCGAGTTCACTAGTTTTTGGTGCAGCCCTAGTGCGAAGCTGGTGTGTTCCTCAAAACCCGACGCCCCAAACCACTGGTTTTTTGCCTGCCAGCGCAGTGTTTTTTCATCGACTTGGGGAGCCGTTTCTTGCTGTTGACGCATTTGTACAACAGGTTCATCCACTTGTAAAGGGGTATGACGGTAATTTTTTACATTTTCCGCCCGCATCTTGGCGTCCATCAATGCTTCTGATGCGGCGGCGATGGCCTCGTTGTCAAAAGACTCCTGCGCTTCTTTCAAAGCACGGCGGGCTTTCTCTACTTCCGAGTCCACAATTTGCTTTACGGAAGCCACGTACTGCTCATTGCCCGTGTTCACGGTCTGCTTGAGCTTACGGTTCTCCTCCATCATGTGCTGTGCAAGACGCTCCAGCTCTTCTTTCTCACGCAACAGCGACTCTTTGGCCCGGCGCTCGTCGTGACGGGCATGGGTCAAGTCCTTGATGCGCTTTTTGACGTTGTCGGAGTAACTCTCGATCTCTTCGTCGGTCGGATCAGACACTTCACGGTCCAGCGGCTTGCGGCCACGGTCACGCTCTGGCGTGTCGTCAACGATTTCGACTTCGATGTCGGACTCGTCGGTTGTCACCTCAACGGTGTTGTCCTCGACTTCGTCGGGGAACTTATAGGGTTCAGCCATTTTTACTCCTTCATGCGCGGGTATAACCGCGAGGGTCTTGCACAACACACTCAATTTGGTCGTCGTT